TACCTCATACCATGCCTTGTCCCCTGTTTCTTTCATGCCGCTGGTATTGCAATTCGATCTAAGATCGCCCGTGTCTACCGGGGCCTCTCGTGCTGATTTCCCCTGTAGGTCTGCGGCACATCTAAGGGCCTCTTGCATGACGGCTTTTTTGAGTAGGGCCTCTGCCTCTTTCCCTCGCCATGTCAGCTTATACTTGCTCATACTGCCACCTCGTAGTGAGAAATATTCCCGTCAAGGTCAACTATTTCCGATACGGCAATAACCTTCCATTTGGGGCCGTTATACTCAACTAAATCATCAGGCTTTACTCTTTCTAGGCAAAAAAAACGGGCTTCGGAAATTACTTCCTGCCCTTGGTTGTTTCTTACAAGTCGCCTTTTGCCTTCCCACCTTACCGGGATTGTTTTTGTTTCTGTGATAGGGTCTCCGTAGCCATCGTAGCCGGTGGTGGTCTTTAGGATGACGGTTTGATTAAGATAGTCTTTTACCATATGGCCACAGCTCCTACTACATACGGTTTCAAAAGCTCGTATGCTTCTTGGCTAAATAACCTGCCTAGTCTGCCTTTTTCGTAGGTTTCCGATGTGTCGCCCATTTTTACTGATACTACATTTTGCTCTTGTGCTTTTGTTCTTGCGCTATTGCCGTATTTGAGAATGGCTAATGCTTCCTCACATGTGGCGGCTTTGACTTCTTCGGGAATGTCGGATTGCTCCACATAGCCAAATGTATAGCTTGATACCTGCGGGAATTGGCGGGGGAATTCAAGCACTTGCGACGGATCGGCTTTTGCTCCTTTAAATTTGATTCGATTTATCCTTCGGGTGGCTTCTTTGATGGCTTTTTCTTTTGTTGTTGCATCTGCCTCGTCCCATTCGTCAGCAAAAACTTTACTCCCGAAGTATTCTTCNGCATATTCCATTGTGCAAAATGTATCTATACCTTCTTGAAGGGCCATTTAATCACCCCTTCACTTTTTCTTCTTGGCCTTAGTATTCTCTTTTTGTCCTTCTTTTACCTTTTTCTTGGCAAGTTCTTTTTCCTTCTCTGCTTTTAGTCTGCGCGCTCGGTTAAAACTTGCTAATCCCATGCTAAAACCTCCTTGAGAAAAAAGGGGGATTTCTCCCCCCTCTTTTAAGCTATTGTGTGTGTGAAAGCGGCAATTCTGATGTTTTTGTTCTCATATACCCTGCTCCAATTTGCGGCATTCGCAAGTTCGGCGTTGGTCGGGCTTGAGCCTACCACTGCGGCGTCCTGGAAAGCCACTCCGCGAGGATGCAATATGAAATGCTTACGGTTGATGAGGATATCGTCACCCTGTAGGCTGTCCCTGTCTGTCTCCGTCGGCACGGGTGGGGCTCCGTTACCGTATGCGATTGCACCTTCTCCAAACAAGTAAGTTGTATAAACACCCTGATTTACTGGGCATCCATCATCAACAATTACTCTCTTACCCAAAAACCTCTTTACACGCACACTCTCACCGTTATATGTCTCAAGCTCATTGGTCAAAAGCCCCTGTTTTATGAGGCTTGTTTCGGTTACAGAGTGCATCATAAATCCTGTCAGTTTGTCTTTGTTATCGCCAAGTAACTGCAAGGCGTCTGCTGATGTTATATCCGTGATAGTAGGGTCAGCCGGTGCTACTGCCTGTGAAATATCAAGCACATTTCCTGCCATGTTTGCCGCTCCGAATATTCCGTTTAGGGTGCTAAGCAAAGTGGCTTGCATCCTTCTTGCCCAATATCCGGCGACAAGGTCACCGATTGCTCTCATGGGGTCATCACCCGACAATGCTTTGGCAAGGTCGTTTACACCCCATGCCTTACCTCTCATGAGTAATACGGCAACGTCCTGCCCTGATGTGATGTTTTCAACCTGCAGGGGGTTCTGGTCACTCAATACTTCGTCTGCCCCTGTCAAGTCGCTCCAAAAGGGCATATTTAAAAGCCGTCCACCGCTTGACGCCAATCTGTCAAACGCCGGGTCTGCCTGAATTATTCCGCTCTGGTATAGCTCGGATAANTCGGCTGTTCTCTCTATCACGTAAGGGTTAAATACTTCCGGAACGATTACGTCCGCTATTCTTGTTGCTGGCATATTTTATCTCTCCTTTTTTAAAATTATTTTCTTATGCGTGCGGGGTCGCTGTTATAGTCATTGTCAATTCAGATGTAACCCCTGTCATTATGCCTTTTGATAGGTTTACTTTAAACTTATAGCTTCCGTTAGTTCCGTCCGGGTCTTCTGCATCACCCGCAACGGCTTCGGTATACGAAACTTTTTCAACTTCTGTTGCCACGCCATCTAATTCCAGTACCGCTATCACTGATTCAACTTCTGCTTTAACGGCAGCTTCATCTGTAGCTTCGGCTTGCGTCATTGTGTAGGTGGCTCCTGCAATCAGCCCTTTTACAGTCGCAATACTAGCTGTGTCGCTAATTGCCGCGCTAAACTCTGCCGCTCTAGGAATCAATACTTGATCCACAAACATTGCGGCATAATGCTCTTCGTCTGTGAGCTTGCCGTTTCTGTGTCTGTGGGATATAAACTTTGTGCCGATCGCGCTTATTACTTCGTCGATTTCTGCCTTTGCTATTGCGAGTTCGTCGGCTGTATAGGTTGTTATATCAGCCCATGCCATAATCTAGCCTCCTTATTTACCCGCCGCCGCCTTTAGTTTTGCGGCAAGTGTCGGGTCTGATTTGAGTATCTGTGCCTGTTTTGTAAGGTTGAAGGTTTCTGCCTTCCATGGGTTTGGCTCGTTCGGGTCTATTGCGCCGGGATTAGTCCCATCTCCTAATTTCGGCTTTGCGTCCCCGAAAAGATATGGGTCGCTTTCTTTTAGGGTTTTGAGCTGTTCTTCTATGCCAATTAGATTGTCTCCGTCAATACTCACCTTCTCCATGTCAAGAAGGGCTTTAACCGCCTTGATGTTCTTTGCCTTTTGATTTGACAGGAAAAGGTCGATGGCGGTGTTCTTTTTAAGCTCGGCCATCTTTGTTTCATACTCGGTCTTTGTGTTTTTGTTTAGCTCTTCAAGCTCGGTCAGCTTTGCAGTGAGGTCGTCATGTCCTTTAGCCTTTTCTTTCAACTGCTCTAGCTGTTTGTCTCGCTCGTCCACCATTTTCTTATACTCATTTTTCTGCTCATTTACCTCATCGAATCTAGCCTTGGGTATGAAGTTTCCATCATCTATCATAACTTTTTTATCGCCTAGCTTTTCTTTCAACTTGCCAAACAGTTCTTCCCCTAAAAGCTCTTTCAGTTTTTCCATTGTCAATCTCCTTTCCATCTACGCTTTTTTACAAGGTTGCGGCCTTGTGTGGTCTTGTTCTTTTACGTCTGCAATACTAAAAAGACGATTTATAAGCATAATAAAAGCACCCTACAATAGAGTGCATTTTTCACAATTGCAATACTTGTTTACAATACCGTTTAATATGTCTAACACGGGCACGGCTATAAAATCGGGTATCCAGTCGTGGTAGAAGAAAAACCTTCCACATTTCTGGTATGCTTCGCCCGCAAAAGCCACTATAGGTTTTTTACACGTCATAGCATCACCTTGCATCTATTTGATAGTTGCTCAAGTTTATCATCTGCTATCCGTGAAACCAATTCCTCAAGTTCGGCATCGTCTTTGATTTCGTCGATGTTGATTGTTATATCCCCTCCTATATCCGCTCTCATATTCCTTTCAATCTTCTTCAAGCTGTCTGCTATATCTTTGAGGCTCCGGGCTATGTCTTTAAGGATTTTATCCATGTCACACCCTCCGATTGTCTTTTGTTTTGTATCCATATACGACCAAACGCCATACAAATATACTACTTCGTGTCTATGCTTATCAGAAGTTCCCACATCACACCTCCTTGAAAATACCTGGATTATCCTTCATGATTTGATAAAGGTTTTCAGATAAGGCAGTTATAAGGCCTTCATTCTTCCTGAATTCCGTATCGCCAATCATGTAGCCTATTCCGTGAAGAATTTCATGCAAAAGTGTTACCTTTTTACTTTCTTCATCTTGTTTGTCGTATAGGTAAATCTTGTTTTGATCGTATCGTATCTCGCCATATAAATCCCCGCCGCAATCTGCGCTTCTATGCTCCCCTTGCTCAATGTCGTATGTCCTCCAACCTATTTTGACTTTGTCCGGTATGTTCAAGCCTTATCCTCCTTCAAATACTCCCTTATAATCGCCCCGTCCCTGCCGACGGGCTTTGTCCCTGCTTTTTCGTATGTCCTATGCAGTCGCTTGGCCGCCAGTTCCTTTTCTGCCGCCGGTGCCTTGCTGTATAGGATTTCCCTCGCCCTCTTTCGGTTTCGGGCTATAGTCACCTTGTCCATTTCATTCTTATACGCCTGTTTTTCCGCTTTTGAGCGGGTATCTTTGTCCAAGGATGTGTTGCTATGCCTTTGCGTCTTGTCGGCTTGTGGGTCAAATTCTCTGACGTATGGCGTCGTTACGTGTCTACAGTTGGGATGTATCGGTGGAGTGTATTCATCAAGCAACGGTGGGTATCGCTCATCTGTGCCGCTGATGGAAAAAACCTTCCCCTGTAGTGGCACGCATATTTCGCACGTTGGCCAGTGTGAGGATATTTGCACTAGGTCTATGTCGGCCTCTTGGCAGGTGTTTAAGGTGGCCACTGTGGCTATCTCCCGGGAAGTAGTCCGGGCTACCATTTGAGCGTAGCTGTCAAGTCGCCATTCCCGGCCTAGTTTGTCTTTAAAGCCTGTCAAGCCTTGTGACAATAGCCGCTCTTGTAGCCTTTTTGATGTTTCCCGCCATGTTAGGCCTTCTGTGTATTTTTCGCCCATGGTATCGATACCGGCCCGCCTGTATTCGTCTTGGATGCGTCTTCCGGCATACTGTGTGGCTTGACGAAGGTTATCAAACATGTTTTGAGCTATGACGTCGATTGCTCGCTGATGTATCTGCGCAAAGTTGGGCTTGATTTTCCTTTGCATTCCCATTTTGTTGATAAAACTCAATACCTGTGTATGATTATCCTGGTATATCCTCGGAATCACCTGTTGTATCCATATTGCGGATTCTGCGTCAAGTTGTGCTAGAATATCTAATACGTTTTTGAGTTGGTCTTTGGCAAATACGGTGTATTGCCCTTTTGCCTGTTTTTGCAGAAGGGTATTGAGAATATTTATAAATCCCCGCCGGTATAGGTTGACAAGGGCCTGTATATGCTTTTCTTCGTTGAAGGCCATTATTCTTCGCCTTCTTCACCGGGGAATACCGGGGCCCTGAACATCAAAGGCACTTCTTGATTTGCCTCTGTGAGTATCTTCTCAAGTTCCTGCCTCAAACTCTCCGGGTCTAGGTCGAATAAGCGCTGTATTGCCCTTTCCTTCGACATGACGCCGCTCCTGATGTAGGTTTCAAATATTTCTGCCTGCTCCTTGTCGTCGTCAGGTAAGCCGTCCTGCCATTGGATATTGATATTTTTAAGCTCTACCCCCACCCCTGCATTGGCT